TTAGCATTTTTTATTAAGTCAGAAATCTGAAATTTATGCTCATTAAACTCATCATAGTATCTATTAACTTTTGATTTTAAATTAGCTATCAACTGATAATCTGACTTTGTTGTTACTTGTAAATTTTTCATCTCTGATAAATTTTTATTAACAACACTAATACGTAACTTTAAATCGTTTAATACATCTATAGTGCGTATTAATCTCTCTGAAACCTCATACTGTAGCTTAGGACTACGACACAAAGCCTCATAAGTAGGCAAGTCTATGATTTTTCTATTTTCTACCAAATATGTGTCATACACTTGATAGATTCTATCTTGTAAATCCTTAGCAACCTTATTCATTTCTACTTCAATTTCAAGTATAGACATTATATCATATTCCCCTTACCTAATTGCATTAACAACCACAAAGTACGATACTCTCTATCAAAATCACTCTTACACTCCATTGTGTAAACTTTCTGAATAATTGGTACAATCAACTTGTCATATGACTTATTAAAGTCAACTAGCAACCTAAGATACTTACCACTATTGGTAACAACATCTTCTAGGTTCCTAGACTTTTCTAAGAAAGATAGTACACCACCAAATATCATACTATCAGAATATACCTCACGTAATTCTAAATATGTTTTAAGTATATCATGTCTAGATTTACCCAATACGCAATATAAATCCCAAAGAGATATGTCAACAGAATCAATCTTAGACCTACCCAACACCCAAAAGGATTTAAAGTACTTAATGAAATCATATTCTGTCATAGAAGTTAACATTGTATGTGTCTTATCACTAGGTTCTTTATTAAATCTATCATATAGAACCTTAATAGCTATATCCCTAATAGTCATATCAATATCTTGAATACCTATGTTATTAATTGCTATAAAGCTTCTAGTGTTTTCTTTTAATGACTTTACAACACTAGAATTAACTTTACCAACAAATATAATATCAGTATTCCCATCTAATATATTGAACTCAGTACGTAATTCATAGTTAGGGTACATGAAACAAACTAAATCTAAATAGTTTATTCCCTCTTTACTATCCTCAACCTTTACTACTTTGTTGATTAAACTGTAATCGCCCATCAAATCACCTATTTTTAGTACCAACCATTAGGTTTATTAACCTGCTATTAGTGTATCCATATTTATCGCCAGCTTGCTGTTTAATTGAGTATAGACTAGGACACATATTAGCCATAATCTGTACCTCATCAAACTCACTCATTTTATCTTCTCGTGTAGAATTCTTCTCGTCTATGTATGCTATTGTATCAGCAACACTAGAGAAATTTAAATTCTTAACAATGTCCCACCTCTTAACAATTATCTTCATCCTAGACATGATGATTGGTGAGATTTTATCACCATAAGATAAAATGATGATTGGCAACTTAGACTCCTCAATGAACTTTAATAGTGAGTTTTGACCTACGTGAGATAAAAAACCTATACCATCTAATACTAAGAACTTGCTATTTACATTAGAAATTCCATCATACGAATCTATTAAATTCCTTACATCATCTAATGTATACACACGCTCTATTGTATCTTTGTATACCTTTTTAAACTCAGTAACATACTTACCTATCAAAAGACAAGGACACATCTCTACATGTTCTAAGAGTTTTTCTATGAACACATTCATATCTAATTTATTGTAATTCATATAACACACCTCAAAACATTAGATAATAAAATTTTAACACTATTTTTACTTAAAATCAAGTAAAAATTATAGTAGTTGTGATTTTAAGAATTCCTCTTTAAGAATACAAGCATCCTTTAGCTTATCATACCTAAAACCAATAAATACACAATGTGCGAACCTACCATTTTTAGTAATTTGTTGCCCATCAATCTCTACAACTTTACCATAGTATTCTGGTTTAAGTACTGTCCTACCATTAATAACCATTCCCATATTCTTACGCATATCAAGATTGAAACCACTAAACTTACCAATCTCTCTAACTTCCTGTGTACCATCTTCTTTTTCAACATACACAGAAACACATATAGAACCAATCATGTTTTCAAATGCAGAACCTTTATTACCCAACTCATAGCCTGTAATAAAAGCATCAATAGTATCACCGAATGAGAAAGTTATATCACCACTTACATCATCTAATGTATCAAAAGCACTTAAAGATGATTGTGAGTTAAATGCACTTAATGAATCAGACAAAGACCTCTTACACTTTACCCAACCTTTAAAATTTCTAGTTGTATCAGGTACGTATACACCATCTAGACGTTTAGCTACAGTACCCTCTAAACCAAGACTAATTAAATGCTTATAAAACTCTTTCTTATTTTCAACTACATATTTAACAGGTCTAACATTAAAATTAACATCTACCAGCATATTGATAATGTTTGATAAATATTCCCTACGCTCACATAAAGGAGTATCCATTATCCAACTACCATCACAGTATATACAATCAAATGCATTGAATACTAAATCTAAATCGTTAAAATCTTGAATATCTAATGCTCTATCAGTATTAGAACCTAAAATAGATGTAACAGCTTGCAACTGAGAACTAGTATCTACACCATAACCATCTAATACAGTACATATATTAGGATTATCAGACGTTAACTCACAATCTAAAATAAACGTCCTATCTAACATATTGTATGAGAAATCTTTAGGTAATTTAACTTTTTCTGTAAACTCTATAGGGAGCAAGTCAATATCACTATTATGTCTACTATATAAGTGAATACCTGAACCATCATTAATAATAAAGCATCTAACTCCATTTAATTTCTGTTCCATTGACCAATTATCTGAATTCCATACCTCTTGTTGCTGTTCTTCCTTGAATGAGTCAATCCTACCAGCCAACATAGGTGATTTCAACTGCAACATCAACTTTAAATGCTCAGGTGTATTATCAACAGAACCATATCTGATAGAAAGATTGTGTTCTCTAATTGGTTTGATATAATCCTCTTTCTTTAAAGACTTACCATCTTCTCTAATAGGAATAGTAATACCACAATCAAAGGACATCTGCCTTAACTCATTTAAAGTTCTACCAACACTAATTGCCATAAGAAACAACCCCCTTTAAATTAAGTAAAGCATCCTCATTAGAAGATATATCATTACCCATAATATCACCAATCTCAATATTTAGAGATTTACATAGTTTTAAAATGGTAGATACAGATGGGCAAGTTTTTGAACCCTTACCCATCCTTAAATCTTCAATCCTACACACTACATCTCGACTAATACCAGTTAAATTAGAGAATTCAGATATTGTTGTTTCTAACACATTAACCCTAATGTATCGTACATTTTTACCCAACTGAACCAACTCTAACATATCACTCATTAGCAACACCACTCTTAATAAAGGAAATTAATGAATTCTTATCGTAATCATTATCAACCCTAGTATTAATATTTTCTAAAATATCATCAACAGAAACATCTAACATGATACCATATCTAGCTAATTTACCATTCATTAATGCATTAGAAGTGATGAACTCATATTTATCATCTACGATATGATAAATATATGTAGATAAACTAGAATTATTCTTATCTAAGACCATATTAGACATTCTACGTAAAATAACTAAACAATCATCGATATCACCCACATCAGATAATAACCAACTCAACGGTACTTCGTTAAAGCCATCGACTTTATTCATGTCTACCAAAGACCACTTACTACCAATGTGATAAGCAACATCTAAACGCTCAACCGCACTACCTAACTTTTCATCTTCATAACTTGCTAAATACACTTTAACTTGATTAAATTCACCCTTAGTAATATTAAATACTTTTGATGTATCTACATACTTAACTAAGTCATCAAGAGTTAAGCTATCAAAAATAAACTCTTCCATAATAATCCCCTATGCTAAATCGGGCTCAAAATGATACCCTAACTCAGAATCATCCTCAACCATATGAAAATCATATACTCTACCCATAGACCAACCAACAGATGGGTCAGTAATAATCTCTACTGGCCACTCAGGCAACTTAACAGATTGTGTTTCTTTGATAATCTTTAATATACGCATTAACTTAGTAGCACGTACTGTATAACCAATCTCATCATGGATAGCAACCCTCCAAGCAACATCGTCCTTGAATTCTTCATTATTAAATAATGCTTTCCACAACTTAATCATTACCATTTTAAGAATATCACCAGCAACACCCTGTACACTTGTGTTACCAGCACTACGATTAGCAAAACCTATCTGTTTATTCTCATAATAAGAACGTAACCTACGTGGTCTACCAAAGAATGTCTGTAACATACCTTTACGTCTAGCACTATAGATTAACCTATCTTGCCATTGGAATAATGTAGGTAACGCTTTCTTATACTTATTATAGAAATCTTCTGCTTCTTGTAAAGACTTAAATCCATACCTACTATCTGCATATAGTGAATGAGAACTAGCACCATACAAAATAGAGAAATTGGCGTACTTTGCCATCTTACGATAATCCCTATTATAATGTTCTTCGCCCCAGATAGCTACTGCTGTATTACCACAAACTGATGTCTTACCATTACGTCTCACGAACAACAACGAACTAGGAACTGCAAAACACACAGATTTAACAGGTTCATCATACTTAATAATCTTAGTATTCTTATTTGAACCCCTAACATCTCTCTTACCACTGACACAATTAAGTTTATACAAAGAAACATTGTATCTATGAGAAACATCTTTAATATTAGTTGAGTATCCTAAATTAATAAGAATTAATTGTAACTGTTCAACTAGTTTTTTAGACTGTACTAATATAGTTTTAGAATTTTCTCTACCCTCTCTGTTATCATGTAAACCATCACCATCATACATAGCTAAGAAGAATTTTTCTAATAATCTATCACTAAAATGTAACATCTTATCAGACAAAACCCTATCTTTTTTAAGATTACCACCTATATAGCTAACAATAGTATCAAATAAAGCTGAACTTGTAACAGAAAAGACATGAAAATCACCACTTAACGTGGAAGTCCTACCACAAATATTAATTTCTTTACCTTTACAGATAGTAACTTTTTCATCAAAAAGATTCCCTAATCTAGCATTAAGTTTTTGCATTTTAGACAACACTTCTGATTTTGCCTCTGACTGAGAAAAGTACACAGTTTTAGAACCATTACTTCGTAAACATGTACCACCATCAGTAATAACATACCCAAGAAGTTCTACAAAATCATCAACTGAAATATCATACCCATCTTTGTGATATGTACTACCCATGTGAATAACTCCGCTATCTACGATATCATCTGAAATTCTAAATACTTTAGTAGATACAGGACTACAGATTGTACGATAGGAATGTTTCTTATATAACTCATCTGCACGTTTTATATACCAATTATCCCTACCCCTATCATACATACGATGATTAGGTGTAACTAATAAATCAGTATTATTACCAACAAAATGATACATTGTATCTGTTTCATTGAAATAAGCATGTCCAGCTTTAACAAACTCTAACTCTTTAGTATCTTCATTATACTGTGCAATCTCAGTATCAATACCAATATGTTCATAAGTTTTCCAACCATCCCTAGTTAAAAACTCAGTATCTAAAGAATAACACCTTTTATGAATGTCATCACCATGTACAAAAGCATCAACCCAATTAGGCTCACGACTTAAATTAGCGGCGATACGTAATTCCTCAGCGGCATAATCAAAACTGGTGTATAAAAAATCATCATCATTGCTATCTTCTAACATTTTAGGTGAAATAGCCATACGTATATTTAAATCATCATCCATACCCTCTACCCAACCAATATATGTTGGGTCATCAGGTATAATATGTTTTCCTTCCTCATCATAAGAAGAATAAACAAACTTATACCCCATAATGATATTATCTTTCTTAGAGAATAAATTTCTATCTCCCAAGTCAAATACGTCTTCCATCTTTACATGTGGCTTAGGCAGGGATTGTGCATTAATCGGACTAAAGAAAGAATTCTTCCCATCCTTACCACAAGCAAGCCTCCCAGTTGGTACTTCAGTAGTTTTATAAGCAAACCTACAATAACCCCTACGTTCATACTCTTTCAACAAAGGTTTAATATATGAAGATATTAATTTAGCTGTTTTCTTATAGTTGATATATGACTTCAAAGCTGGGAACTTTTCTACATACTCTTTAGGTAAATCAGCCAATATTTTAATACCAACTGACATAGTGCCTTTAGATGTACGCTCACCAGTATCAATCCCCAACCTCTCAAAAGCTTGTGCAACTTGTACAGGTGAGTTTAGATTAATCTGCCCACCTATCATGGCATACACATCTCTCTCCATCTTATCTACCCTATCAGTAGCTATAATGTAAAGATTTTTAAGTACATCACCATCCAACCAAATCCTCTCATTCTCATAGTGTAATAAAGGATATAACATCAAATTATCAAACTTAGCAGAATGTTTAGCCTCTGTAAAATACTTAACTGTTGCAGTTGCAAGTAAAAAGGTACACAACGCATCTGCGGCGGCATAAAACACTGTATCTTCATTTTCAGATGGATTTAAATAGAAGAATGAACCAGCATTTTCAATTACCTCATCAAAGTGTAACTGTTCAATCCCTAAGAAATGTAAACTAGACCACTTTAAACTAGGATATTTTTGGTTTGTATCAGCTAACCATACAGGTACGGAAACATCATAATAATCAACCTTAGACATATCAAACTTAGCATACATCCAACGTCTTTTATCTAAATCTGCTTTATTCTCTTTATACCCATAGTATTCCATAATCCGTGCGTCATAACGCATATTATACATGAATACCTTCTTAGCTTCACACATACGCTCATAGATGAATTTTACAGATTCCTCACCTAAATTACCCTCATACTGAAAATGATATACAGGCACATAATATGCTGTTTTACCATCTAAGCAAAAAGAATAACCTACTAAGTCAATCTCCTCAAAATCTAAACCAGTAGTCTCTGTATCAAAAGCCATATAGTAATCTTTTTTATCTTTAAAGATACTCTTTAAGTCTTCCATACTTTCAACTAATACAAAGTTAAAATTCTTATACCAGTTCTCTATCTTAGGAACAGCACCTACCCAATGTTTATAATCACTCTTAGCTTTCTCATTAGCCATAGATAGATTTTATTCCTTTCTTTTAAATCTACAATTAAACATAAGACCTACATAGTAATCTAACCCACCACCACTCATGAATACATCTGATATATGCACACACAAGTCCTCGTCTTGTAGAAGAAAACTAATTGTCTCACTTATATCTCTTGACACATACCCTACATGATATGTGCCACTATAACCATCAACAGATAGCATAACTTTTACAGCATGTTTATCATGAATATTTTCAGGCTCACGTACTAACTCTAATATAACTTTATTAACCATATTATTATCTAGTATAGCCTGTAGCACCTCCTGTGCATTATATCGAAAAGTACTACCTACCAATTTTAATGTAAACACACAATCAGTAATATCACATGTTAAATTCTGTAAAAATAAAGGTAACTCTTTATTCATTTTGAAAAGTCACCCCTTGTATTAATCCATAACTTAGTCTTAGAGAATAGTATCTTAATTGCATACCTCTCTGATAATACACCCATTATAGGATTTTCAACTATAACACCTCTAGACCTAAGAGTCTTAGCAAGCTTTAAAAATCTATCACTCCTAGCTAAAAGAACTATCTTATTTGTACCTAATGATAAGCACAAACGATACAATTCCTCAGCAACTATATTACACCAACTAGTGTTTTGTATAATATCTCTTAAAGTAACTGAACCATCTAATATATCATCTTGATACATAATACCCATTCCAGTTAAATATACGATATCCATCTTCTCTATATCAGAATATTCTACCAATAACTTTAAGAAAGTACTTCTAGTTAAATAATCAGCAACTCTTTTATTTTTCTTCTTACTTGTACCCCTAGTATGTAATGGTATTACTGCAAGTCCATTTCCTATAATAGGAACATTCTTAGCCATTGATTGACTCTAGAAGTACACAATCATTCTCTACACCTGTAGATTCATTAATTGTTTTGTATTTATTGAAGAAGTCGTCAGATGAATCGAACTCTTCACCAATAATACCACTAATATCTGAATTAGTAATCTTAACCTTACCATTAGGTAAACGAATAGCTGTAATCTTAGCCATAGCATATTCTCCTCTTTTAAATAAAAAAAAATAGATATTGTAGTAACATTTTCTACAATATCTATTATACTTAATTTTAAGTAACTTTACAACTATAATTTACTTAAAATTCATA